CAGCGGGGACCGCATCTGAGATGATCTACTCAGCTGTCAGCAAGCCTTCCACACCCAAGGCTCCCACTCAGGCACAAACCAATGAACAGACGGCTCAGGCGGCCCAGGCGTCGGCTTTGGCTCAGGCTCAGGCATTGACACAGCGCCGGGGTATGGCAAGCACGATGTTGCAAAGCCCGATGACCAGCGGTAATGCTTCAGTAGGGAAAGCGACATTGGGGGCATAATGGCTTCTGTCGGTCTAGCCTCGCCTTATATGGACTCTGGGGGATATGCACCCTCCCGTATTAACGACCGCTCCGCCGATGACCGAGCGAAGGATGCTCAGAAATATCTACAAGTCCTTGCACAAGAAAGACTTCCGTGGGAATGGATGGTGGACAACATCATCATGTACGTCAACCACGGCAGGCGGGGCGTGCAAGACAAGGATTTGTGGCCAGGTCAACCTACCGGTCTTGAGATTTTCGCCGACTCCGCCATGCTTGCCCACAACACTCTGGTCAAGGGTATGGTGGGGTATCTCTGTTCTCGCAATCAACCTTGGTTTGGACTGGAACTTCCCGGCAAACTAAACTTCCCGCGCACAAGCCGGATGAGAGCATGGACCGGAAAGCGAGTCGATTCCTATCCGGAAGTCCAGCGGTGGATTCAAGACTGCCAAGACGTGATGTATTCAGCGTTCAACCGAAGCAATTTCTATGATGTAGTGCCGGAATTCATCGGTGATGGGTCTGCTCCAGGTACGGCCCACTTGCTGATAGAAGAAGATGTTTCGACGGCAACCATCATTTTCACCGTTCCCCATTTCCGGGAATGCTTCATCGCGGAAAACCGATTTGGCCAGGTCGATACAAACTATCGCGTCTATAAAATGACGCTTCGGCAGTTCGTTCAGCAGTTCGGCTTGGACGAAATGAAGAAGGCCGATACGAACTTCGAGCATGACTACGAAAGCAATATTCACGAACAGCGCGAAGTTCTCCATGCAGTCTATCCCCGCAAGGATTACAACCCTGGCCGCATAGATGCCAAGGGAAAGAAATGGGCATCCGATTGGGTGTATCGAAAGGGAGGCAAGATTCTCGGCGCTGACGGGAATCAGGGATTGAAGATGCTGTCCGAGGGCGGCTACGACTCTATGCCGATACTGAGTTGGAGATGGAGGAAGAATTCAGACGAATCCTACGGTCGCTCTCCGGCGCACGATGCTTGGGTCGCCATCGCGTTGGACAATCAGATGGGGAGAACCAATCTGATTACTGCCCAGAAAGCGGCTGAACCTCCGATGGTGGCGTATGAGGACCAGCGGGGAAAGATTCAGCGTGGCCCGAACGGCTTTACATTCATCCCAACCAACCGTGGCGACATTCGCCAGATCATGCCGCAACCTCTAACGACCGGCGTCCAAAACCTTCCGTTCAATACGGACTATCAGGGCAAAGTCGCGCAGATCATCAACCAGCACTTCCACACAGATGTGTTCACCCTGCTTACGCAATTGGCGCAGGGCGGTGCAACAGAGCGTATGGTGACGGCGCAAATCAACGAGTTGATGACCGAGAAAGCGGCGCTACTCGGAACCATCGTCGGCAACCTGCAATCGGAAGGGTTCAACCCCATGATTGCCAGGGTGTTCGACATTGAGGCGCGGGCGGGCCGCATTCCTGAGGTTCCGCAAATTCTTCAAGATTCTGAGCATGAGCCAATCAAGGTTCAATATCTTGGCCTCTTGTCTCAGGCGCAGACCAGGGTGACGAAGGTCCGGGCAATTCAATCCGGAGTGGCGCTGATTACTTCAATCACACAGTTCGATCCTCTCGCTATGCACGCTCTGGACACGGACGAGATGGTGCGCGAGGCTTGGGACGCGGTAGGCGGTCCAGCAACGTGCCTACGTGATCCGAAAGCCATTGCAGAGATACGCCAGATGGCCCAGAAGCAGCAGGAGAAGCAGCAGCAGATTGAGAACGCCCCCAAGATTGCGAAGGCGGCGGCACTGGCTGGCAAGGCAGCAGAGCCGGACAGCCCTCTCAAAACCATGATGGGCGGCGGTAAGGAGCCAGGCGAATGATCGAATACACTTCAGAAGAAGACGCCAGACAGATTGCCGATGAGAAGATGAAGCAGTATTACCGGAGCGTGTTTAGCTCGGCTGAGGGACGTAAAGTGCTTGGTGATATACTCGTTTCAAATCACTTCGGGGTGCCATTGAACAACGAAGTGGAGCGGATTGAGTACAATGTGGGTATTGCAATCGCCCGCATGAGTGGTATTATGAGCGAAGTTGATGCTCTAATAGGAATCGTGGAGGGTTGAAGTGGCGAATCCAAGTCCAACGTATCAAGGTGTGAACTGGCCGGGAGCGGATGCACTACGCATTCCTACGGAGCGCGGCGGGTTTGTCGCCAAGCCCACGCAGACACAACCGACAGTTGACACCTTCGGCGAACTCGACCTCGGCACAATGGGCGCGAGCACCATCACGCTCAATGCGCAACAGGCCGGCGCGTCTCTTATCACACTGACTCCAACCGGGAATGTGGTTCTTGTGTTCCCCACGTGCCAGCCTGGGAACGCGGTATTCGTACAGAACCTGGGCGGCGCCTCCGTCACCGTCACTTGCGAAGTGAATGGCAACACGACCAATACGGCTGTTGTTACCTACGGCAAGATGGGAACGGTAGTGCATACGGGAACCAACGGTGGCATGTATTTGGCAGGTTTGACGTAAAGAGTTTGGTTTTTCACAATTTGGGTCCGCTCAGAGTCCGGCCAGACTGAGAGCGGCGAAAGTAAGACAGACGCGGCAATCGAGTGCTCGATCACTCGGTTCCGCGTCTTTTCTTGGCCCAAAGATTTTTGAAGGAGCAGTAAATGGCAGATGAAGTCGTCGTCAATCAACCCACGGGAAGTGAAACGACCGTAGTACCGGGCAACCAGCAGCAGCAGACGCCGGGATGGTTAGCGGGTTTGCCTAGCGACCTCAGAGACAATGAGGCTTTCAAGCCGTATCGCACGGTGGGAGACTTTGCAAAGGCCCATCTCGAAACGGCGAACAAAGCCAAAGAGTACGAGGGGAAGTTGGCGAACTCGATCCCCAAACTGGGCGAGAATGCGACGCCGGAAGAGCGCGATAAGTTCTACACCTCACTCGGACGGCCCGATAAGCCGGAAGGTTATGAGCTAGACCCTGAGAAGAAGAATGCACCTGAGTGGAACAAGTATTGGGAAGACACCTTGTTTTCTGAGGGTATCCCCAAGAAAACCGCTCAAGCTCTTCAAGGGAAGTTGAATGCTCAGTTGACCTCAATGGTGGAACAGCACAACGCCAAGATTCTCGCAGAGAACACCAAGGCGGCTGAAACCCTGAAAACCGAGTTGGGCGAAAAATACGAGCCCGCAGTTGTGCTCGTGAATCGGCTATGGAAGCAATGGGGAAAAACAGAAGTCGAATTCGACAAGGCGTTTGCAACTGAAAGCAGCGCCAACCGAACTACGATGATGCGCTTCCTGTTGAACGTGGCCGCAAAAACCGGAGAGGATTCATCTTTGCGCGGGTCAGGGCAGAGGGCGGAAACGCCTAAGGCCGGGTACGATTTGAGTAAATTCAATCTTCCGCCAGCAAGGATTTAGGTCTCTCTAAAGGGAGATTATCGCCATGGCAGATGCCTCGCAACTCGGTTACACCACGATGACGGATGTAATCAACAGCTACTCGTCCTCGGATGCCCGTGCGCAGTTTGTCCAGCCCGCAAAGGTGCTTGCCCGCGCTTGCCCTTTGCTTGAGTTCTTGCCTTTCGTCCCGGCAAACAACATGCTTTTCAACGTCGCTCGGCGCACCGATTACCTGGACGTTCCTGCAACGCGCCGGTTCAATGAAGCAGCCGTGATTACGAACTCCAAGAACACCAACATCACCGACGATATTGCCATGTGGGAAAATTGGGATGTTCAAGATGCGGCGTTTGCCGACCTTCAACCCGATCCCTCGGCGTATATGTCGGACCAGATCAGCAACAAGATCGAGGGCTTCAAGCAGAAAATCGAATCCGTATTGTTTTACGGAAACCCGGCTACCGATCTTGGTGGAATCAGAGGCCTGGCAACACGAATCAACAATCTTGAATCGGTTCCCAACGGAGACGGAAGCTGGCCGGCTAACGCTTACAACGGAGGGCTGACCTCCGGCAACGCCACAAGCATCTGGGCAATCGAATTCGGAAAAGACAAGTTTCAAGCAATCTACCCCGGCGGCAGTCCAGCAGGCCTGGAAATCAACACCATCGGCAAAGTTCCGTGGACAATGGCCACCGCCCTGAGTGGAGTTCTCGGTCAATCGAGGGCACTGATGGCGTATGTCACTCAGTGCAAATGGAGCTTGGGACTCCAGATCGTTGACGAACGCTGCGCTCAACGTGTTGCCAACGTTAACCCGATTCCGTTGCAGGCGGGTGGCTTCGATGAGAACCTGCTCATTCAGGCCCTGGGCAATCTTCCCGGTGCGGGCAATGCTCCCGGCACGGTGATTCTGTGCAGTCGCGCCATTCTGAACGAGATGAACATCCGAGCGGTCTCACAGAAAACCAATGGCTACTACACGCAAAACGCGGAGACCGGCGACATCTGGGGATCGCGGCGTATTACGCGCTTCCAGGGAATCCAGGTCGTTATGGCCGAAAAGATTTCCAACTCGGAAACCATCATCAGCTAGCCGATGTCGCTAGAAGGAGAGTCATCATGCTTTTAGACGCAATGCAGTTTTTTCACGGCTCTGGAACATCGGCCTTCGGTCCGATCACTTCCACCGCCAAATCGTTTACCGGCTCGATTGCGACAACCGGAGTCCTGACCATCACGGCAGGCACTGCCGGCTCTGAGCTTCTGGTCGGGGACGCTCTTACGGGAGCCAACATCTCTACTGTGGGTGGCCCTACCATCGTGACGGGCATTACCGCCATCACCGCCGCAAACGGAGTTGGCACCTACACTGTCAGCAACCCGCAACTGTCAGCCAGCGCAACCATTCTCGCAACCCCTGCGCTCTTGGGAGACTTGCTGGTCGTCGGAGCAACCTCACAGCAGAGCAACCTGGAGCTTGACTTTGGAGCGCCGAACCCTGGCACATCCAACCCCTTGATCTCCGCATTCCCGTCTTTGACCGAGAAGGGATACTCCTATCCGCCCGAAGTTGTGGGCGATGGTGGAATCCCGTTCGGCGTTCACATCGTCGTTTCCGGCCCGGTTTACGGGAACTCGCTCACCAGCATTGCTTTCAACGTGGAAACCGGGGCGGCGACAGGCGCCACAACGATCATCGCCACCCGGTCATTGACCATCGCGCAGCTTCAAGTCCAGGGTGCCCACTACTGGATTCCGGTTGCAGGCAACTCTGTTCTTGAGTTCCTGCGCTGGAACGCGGTCAACACGCCGGCCAACAACGGCTATGTCGGCTCCATCTATTCATGGTGGGGACCGAAGTGTGGAGGAGAGCAATAATGCTTGTTCATGCCAAGTGCCTTGCGTTTGCTTGGGATAGTCAGGCCAGCAAAGCGTACAATCCCGATGCTGGGCCGTTGCCTGACGGCCTCTATGAGATCGACACGGATAGCCAACTGGCTACCTTGAAGACACTTAGAGGCGACTGGCTTTTCCAGTATCCCGGCCATGAGGGACGCGCCCCAAAGCCGGGAGATGAGCCTGTTGTGGCAACGGCAACCATCAAGGAAGTTGTCGAGGCCAAGGCGGCTCCATCCAAGATCGACAAGCGGCATCAGAAGATGAGCGATGCGCACAAGAAAGCGATGATTGCCGGACGCGCTGCCAAGAAGGCGGAGAGAATGGCTCACTTGGAAGCGGCAGCCGCTTAGAACGGTTCAACCATTCACCGAGGGGCGCGGCTTCAACGGCCTCGTCCCTCTTTTTCTTTAAGGGGTGCCCATTGAACTATTCACCGGTCGCCATAGCCAATATGAGTTTGCAGCGCATCGGGGCAAGAGGCACCATAGGTTCTCTAACTGAAAGTTCTCCTAACGCCATCAAGGTAAACTTGGTTTGGGACATGGTGTTTCAGGAGGTGCTTTCGGAGCGAGAATGGAAGTTTGCCAAAACTCGCGTTGCTTTGCAGCAGAACGCGCAATCTCCTGTGGGAGGGTACAAGTTTGCCTATCCTCTTCCGGCAGATTATCTGAGGCTGGTTCGCCCCAGGGAGATACCTGAAGAGCGCCGCATTGCCGATGCAGCCGAGTGGGGTTGGGGCGGTGATGGATATGGGTGGTTTCGCCACCGCGATATTCCTGTACACCCGCACGAGGCTGTGCCCTACATCATCGAAGCGGTTCTAAACGCCGATGGGGTTTCGTACACCAACAACCTCCTGACCAACTACCCGTGGTGCGATACTTACACGAACGTCCGCCCCATCATCATCAACTACATTCGGATCATCACAGACTTTACGCAGTTGCTTCCGGGCTTCGTGAACTGCCTTGCGTACCGGCTGGCTGGAGAACTGGCTCCAGCAATCACAGAGGATGCAAAGAAAGCTCAGAGCATGATGCAGATGTACTTCACCACGCTCAACTCCGCAGCGGCACAGCAAGAATGCGACTATTTGCAGGATGAAAGCGGGAGCGAGTCGTGGATTAATGCAGGGCGCTGGTTCGGGGGGCGTCGCTGATGCCGAATATCCTAATCAACAGCTTCAATACGGGAGAGATCAGCGGTTTATGTGAAAGCCGCAGCGACATAGCCAAGTTCGCCTCTGCTTGCCGGAAACTAGAGAATTTTGTCCCGCTGGTCGAGGGCGGCGCCAAGAAGATGCCGGGGACGTACTTCGCGGGCACCACAGCCAACGGCGGGGCAATGTTCACTGGCTCTGTCGATGTGTATGGAATTCTAACTGTAACGAAAATGTTCTACGGGGTCATCCAGCTTTACCAAACTATTTCCGGCCCTGGAATCTCTCTTGATGTAAGCGTCACCGGATTTGTGACCGGTAATGGAGGGCTGGGAACTTACGACCTAGCAGGAACTAGTTTAGCAATACCCA